CTGTGAACTCGCATCTGTGGATCAGAGGCGATTCCTGGCACGGTACCCACGGGTACTCCGAACATCCCCTAACAAGAGGAGGACGGTCATGAAAGAGAAATCTTCCATGCGGAACGCCTATTGTCAGAGATTGCGCGGCTTGGGTTTGTCCAAAGAGTTAACCTACCAGATCCTCGACACCTGTGATCGTTGGTGTCACAACAATGGCTTAGAATGGGCGACTGACCATATCAAGTCCATGAAAACAGATTACATCCGTTTTCTTGCAGGGAAAACCCCTGTTGGACAGTGGTATGCAAAGCGTTCAGACGGCCGGCCTCGAGGCCCTTTTGGGGCCTTGTGGAAGCTGGATCCTCAGATGGCTTTATCTGTGCTTGAAGTTACGTCCGTTTGGACGAACAAACATGTCACAGAAAAGCAGAGGGAGAAGTTTGAGGGGTCAGTCATGCAGCCTATACGGTTCCCTGACAGATCCTTCCAGGCGTTCTTTTCCGGTTACGGTAAGGCTTTAGCTTTACATGTAAAGGAAAGGAATAAACAACCTGGTCCAATCTATGACGATGATCCACCTGGTCTAGAAGAGATGGGCGTAAGTCCATCTCGTAGACAACCTGGCTTTGCAAAGGTTTACGATGCAAAGACCAAGACAGAGCGGATCGCCTTCAAGACTGTACCGGAATCCAACATGGAGTATGCACTAACTCCCCTACTAACTGAAGGCTTCTGGAGTAAATGGTCTTATCGAAGACCCATCCATGCAGTCCTTCAGAAACTCGGTGATTCAGTGCGTCAAGGCTTCAGTCCAATGGACCGTTGGCGAGACCCACTGTTTAAAACCGATATACCTGTAGGTAAGATTGGTGTCATACAAGAACCAAGTTGTAAGCTGCGGGCTGTTGCGAATCCTTTAAGGATTATGCAGGTTGCGATGGTACCATTTGGTACACATCTTTCCCAGCTTACCTTTAGGATCCCTGCTGATTGCACGAAGGATCAAGCAAAGGGAGTTCAATGGGCTCAAGAACAACTCCAACAAGGAGTGAACTTGTTTTCCGTTGACCTCTCCGATGCGACCAACAATTTTCCCTTCTGGACTCAAAAAGAGCTCCTCAAGGGTTATGGTTGGAATATTGATTCTTCAAGCTTCATGGCTGATCTTGACCTCTTTGAAAGGATCTCCCGTGCTAAATGGGAGTTCCAAGGGAGGTTAATCAGCTGGACAGTAGGACAACCCCTTGGTCTCCGTCCCTCCTTTCCATCCTTTGCTTTG